TTAGTTCTAGTGTTCGGGAGTCCTTTGTCTATTTCTGCCATTTAATACTCCTATATTTTCATACCACGTTTCATTAATGATAGCAACCCTTGTGAGTTTGGTCCTCTTTCTGGTGGTCTACCTGATCTATCACCTGCTTGTTTTGCAAGTCCACCGCCCGCAGCTTGAAAAGGGTCAAAAGCTTGTCTTGCTCCTTCACTTCTTAATTCTTGTCTTTGTTCTGGTGTCATTGCTTGTAGTTCTCTTATTCTATCTCTAGTAAATTTTGCTGCATCAATACCTAATCCTGCTGCAGTAATACCAAGTCCAACTGGAGTTGTTAATCTAGCAAACCTACCCAGATTTAAAATTCTTTGAGCTGTTGATAAACAAACCAGGAAAAGATAATTCTAAACCAACCAAAGGATCTATTACTGCATCAGCAACATTTTCTCCTTTTCTAATATTTTCTGCAACAGTTAATCCGGCAAGTGGAATTGATGCTGCTCTTGTGCCTAAAGGTCTTACAACTTTATCAAAAGCAAAAGTCCCAGCTTTGCCTAATCCTTTTCCAGCATCAATTAAAAGTTGTCTGTCGATAGATCCTCGTTCTCCAGGACGAAAACCTTGAACTGCTAATTTATCTACGTCTTTTAAAAGTTCTTTATTTTTAAATAATTTTTGTGCTGTTTTTCCTGCAGTTCTTTTTTCGTTGTCAACTTGACCTTGCATGATAGCACCTATTGCTGCTCTATCCTCTTTTGTTAATTGTTTTACAGGTTTATCGTAAAGACCAAAACCTAAAACATTTGCATAGTTTCTACCATATACTTTTGGTTTTAAAGTTATTTCATCTAACTGAAGACCTTGAACCCTGCCTCCTGCTAAATCAACCACAGTAGATATTTTTTTATTATTAAATTCTATTTGTTTTCGTAATTCATTTGGTATTGTTTTTAGGTTACTAGATTTTTTATAAAGACTATTTTGTTCTTTATATAATTGTTTTAATTTATTTTCAAAAGGTTTAACAGCCTCATTGTTTATCTGCACAAATTTAGGATCATCAAAATCTAATCCTAGATCCATGACATTGTATAACTGACCTGTTTTTTTAACTTGTTCTAAACTCAAACGGTGAGCCTTTTCTAAAGGCTCACCTTTTTTAAATTCTGCTAATTTATCTTCTATATTATTATCAGATACTTCTTTTACTAAATCATATTTCTTTTTATTAGCAGATCTTTTTGCTTCATCTGGATCCACGTCTGCTTTTAATTTTAATTTTTTTCTTTCAGCGACAGCTTTTTCAGCTTGTTTTTTAGTTTTATAATATTGAATACCTCTAAATTTTTCAGGTATATCAGATACAGTTGCACCACTTACACCTGGGTTTTTAAAATCTACTTTAAATTTAGCATCTTTTGGTATGTTATATTTTAATTTACCAGTATCTTTAAATCTCGTAGTTCTGTCTATATCCTTTACTTCTCTTACCGCTAAATATTGTTCTCCTCTGGGTTTACCATAAAATTCACGTCTTTGATCAATGGATGCTTTTCTTTCTTTGTATGGAACGTCTTTTATTTTTCCCTCTGCTTTTAATGCTTTTATTCTTTTACCAACAGGCGCTCTACTGAAGTTCCCATCAAATTCTTCTGTTAATTTATCAGCGATTGCTTGTGCACCCATTTTATCATTTTGATGTAGTTCTATTATTCTATTTTCTATTTCAGGAGCATATGGTTTTCTAAAAGAACTTTTACTAATACCTAGTTCCTTTGCTTGTTCAACGAATGTTTGACCACCATTATCAAACCCGATCCGTCCACCATCAGCTTTGTTTATTGGATTACGTCTCATAAATGCATTGATTGCATCTATCTGCTGCACTTGTGGTTTTGGATCTGGTCTTGCGATATCTGATGCAAACTTAATTTGTTTTCTAACACCTGATCGAGTCAGGTAGTCCATCATCTGTTTGTATTCTTTTGGAGTCATTATTCTCCTAACAATCTAGCAATACCGCCAGATGCAAAGTCATCGTCATAAGGTCCAGTATACTCACCCTGTCTTGCGATAACGGCATCCATTTGAGCTTCAGGATCTTCTGATATAGCTGCAGCTTTGTCTCTTCTTTTTTTGTTTTGCACAATCTCTTTCATAGTAGGTTTTTGACCTGTTGCATATTCTTTTAGTTTTGATACGTCTGAATCAAGATCTCTAATACTCGTACCACCAACTTCATCAACATCTATTTCGAAATCATCGCCATCAGGTGATCTACCACCTCTGCCGACAGGACCAGACTCCGCTGTAGTAAACTCTGCTGTTGGTCTTGGATCACCCTCATCAGGTTTAGGTTTTCTATATTGTAATTGCACATCATCACCAAACACGTTTTTTTCGCTCTCATACTCTACTCTTACTGCACCATCGTCTATATCTTCTGTAACTCGGACTACGGAACCATCATCAAGTGTTTTCTGATGAATAGATTGTCTTTCACCTGTTGCAAATCTTTTAGTGACATCATCACCTTCAACAATAACTTTGTTGACCAACTGATCAAACCATTCTGGTTTACCAGCAACGTCATCTGTTTTAATCATTGGAACTTTGGTTACAGTCTTACCTACTTTAGCTAGTTTAAAAAACTTACCAACGATAGGCACAGCTGCCATGCCACCAAGTAATTTTAAGAACGTTCTTCTAGTCATGCCATCTTTAAAACCAAGACGTGCTATACCGCCTTGTGCAAAGTCTTCTGGATCAGGCATACCTCTTGTTTGTTCTGATAATCCTTCAAGCGCTTCATCATAAAGATCTAGTTGTTGTCTTTGATCTAAATCATAAAACTCTTTACCAAATTTTTTTTCTGCTAAATCCTCTGCAACAAGCTGTGCATTATATTTTCTATCTCCTCTTACAAATCCTGGTGAAGCATTGTCGATTGCATCCTTAACTATATTTTTATTTTTTATTCTAGCAATACCTTCTTTGTTTTCTTTATTTAGTCTTTCAAGAATTTCTTCTTCTGTTTCAGCTTGCTTGCCACCCATAATTTTAGATCTTGGATCTATTTCTTTACCTTCCATGTCCATGATCTTTGCAGATTTTGTAGCTGTAATCCCCTCTTGAACCTTTGGTCTATCATCTATCATCTTGATAGCGTTTTCTACCTGATTAGCATTCTTTAATGCGTTTGGATCTATACCATTACGCATTAATTTTTCCGCTACGACTTGAACATTCATATCCACAAGTTCTTTGTTAGGCAGGGTGGTCATTACACCTTTTGGTTTTTCTCGTAAAAAAAGTCTTATAATAAATTCTCTAAGTGCCTTCATTATTTCTTGCCTTTTAATTTTTTAAGTCTATCAAAGTAAGGACCTGTCTTTTTATCAAAGTCAGATACCATAACATCAGTATACGTGTCTAAATTGTATGGCTCCTGTTCGGGTTTTGCTCCTGTCTTTTTTCTCTGTTTTTCTAGATTTTTATTTAACTGATCAACAACGTTTTGTTTTTTCTTGTTTGTTTTATAAATATTTTTAAAAGCCTCTTTTGCTTTAACTAATAGACCTGTTTTAAAACCTTGTCTGTGGTATTTATTTGCCATTAATAATAATTCCTTTTACGTTGCTCGACCTTTTCGTCGATATAATCTTCAGGGTGTCCGATCAGACCGCCCTGTCTGAATCGCATGATCGCTTGTGTTGTTGAGTCCACAAGATCGTCATGATCCCCGTATGGAAACGCAGCGCACTCTTCAATGACGTCGTCTGCAAATTTCTGCTCAGGTGCCCATATCATACCAGATTCAAACAGAGGTGCAACCGAATTTACACGGGCGTGCTTGTCGTTTCCTTTTGAAGGTGTGAAGTTCACCACCGGTATATCCATTTTTCTTAATTCATAAGTTAGTGGCAGGCCTGATGCTTTTGCCTCAACAATTACCGTTTCAGGTTTCCAATATTGATATTGCTCTAACGCTAAACGTCTAAGTTCAGGAAACTCGTATCTGCCTTTAATCGCATCGAGTAAAATTAAATTAGCCCCTTCGTCCTCTGATGGATAGAAAATACCCCACGTGGTGATCGCTGAGTAGTCTGCTGTTTCTTTTTTCAAAAACGCTGTGTCGTAAGATTGTATAACATGATGTAACTCCGGTATGTCCTCGTGTGTATACGTTCGCCACCATTCACGTTTTAATATTGCACCTTCTTCTGCTGTTGGATTTTGCATCCACTGCGCGTTCCATTTGCCCGTGGGCAGTGTTGCCTGTA